TGTAAAATAATGCTATATAGTAATCCTTCAGAGAGTCTAATATAGTATCTATAGTTTCGACACTGTTATAAACCTCTTCAGTAATTACAGCATTATATGACGTTCCAACATTGTTTATTACCATCCTGTATTTAGAAACAACTTGAGAACGTAATTGAGAAGAATCCATTTGATCAAGAGAAGCTTCGAACTTGTAGATGTTGTTACCATTATCGATAGTATCAAAAGATACTGCAGTGACTTTATATAACCAATCTTTTTGCATATGATTGATAATAAAGTAATCTCCTGCATATGGTATCCATGTATTAGGAAGAACAATTCCTCCGATATTTGGAAGGTTATTTACTCCTAAACCTTCTTCATTATAATCTACATCAAGTTCAATCTTAATACCTGAAGAATAGAATACTGCATCGGATATCTGATTGAATTTAATTGGGCTTAATTTACCAAGCTGAACATATTCAGCTCTGGTAGCTTCATCGAAAGTTGTTCCTTCTTTATTCATATTAAACCAAGTAGATACTACTGGTTTGTGATTATTATAAATATAATTGGCATTTTGTACTCTGTCAATAGTACCTTTGGTTAAAGTATCTATAGCATTGACATAAGATTTATTGATAAATTTACCACCCATATATTCTGACCTCCTTATATAGGGATTGATTTATTATAAAGTTCCTCTATCTGAAGGAACAAAAAAGAAACAGGGATAATCCCTGTTTCTAAATATTATTCGTTTATATTATCTTTTTTATTGATCAATATTTTAAGTAATGGTATTAGGGGTAATGCATTAAGTAATACTATTGTACCTATTCCTGCAATTGTTATCATTGTCCCTCTTTCCTCCGCTCCTGATTATTGTAATTAATTATATGCTCCCTCCATCCCCTGCTCCTCTATTACATAGATGTTTATTTTATAATAAAAAATTACTAAATGAGAAAAAATAAAGACCCGGATTATTCCAGGTCTTCTCTTGAATCAAGGAGATTTTGTAACTCCTTGATCCTTTCATCAAATTCTGGATCGGCAGATCCAGGATTTGCGCTTAGCGCTAATGCCCATATAAAGGCAATAATTAGCACTAGCAGGCTACATCCTGCCAAAATGTTTAAGAATAAATTCATAATATACCTCCTTTACACTATTATAATATACAACTTAAACTCTTGACTTTATCAAACGCTCAATATTTTAACCCAAGAACATTTAAATAATTAAATTACTCGAGAAAGGAGAAATCTCATGGCTCGAAAATATCGTTGTCCGTACTGTGGTAAAATGGCAGAACGGAACAAGTTAAGTTCTCATATAGATAAACACCATTCTGATATGCTGAATAATGATAAAGGCTATACTGCTAATAGAATCGTGTTTGATTTATGTAATAAGAAAGAACCAGTTGGAGCAGGATTCGGATTATGTCGAATCTGTAAGAAGCATACAAACTGGGATGAAAAGAATGTAAGATATGAAGCATATTGCTCCAATGCCTGTAAAGCAGAAGCTAGACAGCAATATGAAAAGAATATGCTTAGAGTTCATGGTAAAACTACACTATTGGATGATCCTGAATGGCAAGAAAATAAGATGCTTGCCAATAGAGGAATCTCTGGTAAGTATAGATGGTCTGATGGAACTTATAAAACATATGTAGGATCTTATGAACGAAAGTTCTTAGAATTTTGCGATACTGTTCTGAATATAGATTCGGAAGATCTTTTAACTCCAGGACCAAAGATTGAATATGAAATCAATGGTGTTAAAAGAACTTGGATAACTGATGCTATTTATCTCCCATATAATCTCGTATTCGATATTAAAGATGGTGGAGATAATAAGAACAACAGAGAAATGCCGGAATATAGAGCTAAACAGGAACAGAAAGAGAAGTTCATTACTGATCAAGGTGTATATAACTATATACGTCTTACTAATAATGAATTCGTGCAACTTCTTACTATATTTGCTGAACTGAAAGAAGCGTATATGGGAGACGAAGATCCTAAGACTATATCTCGTATTCATGAACATATGGCTGTTGGAGCTATTGGTGGAATGCCCGTCGGCGTTGATACTCCTATGCATACATATGTCATTAATTATATGTCAAATGAAAGAAATACTCGAAAGAAGTCAAAGTATGCGCTGTCAAATGATATAACTTCAGAATATATTCTTACTGTATCGGATGAGGGTAAGATTAAAAGAGAAAAAGCTGAAGATATCTTTGACGAGAATACTGTTATGACTTCATATAAATATCTCGGAGATTCTTGCTCTATACTTAAAGAAGTATATTCAAAGTATAAAAACGAAGAAGAAGTTCCTGAAGATTACTTTGCAACTCTATTAACCGAGTTCGATGAAATATTATCAGATGATCAACTGAAACTCAGTTCAATACTTGAAGAGATTGACATTGAAAAGATATATGTTCAACATGAAACCGATATGGCTACATTACAATTCCAATTGGAATGTATAAAACAGAAACCTATATTATTCCCTGTTCTTGATCCAGAGAAGTACGAGTTTAAGAAATCATTACTTGAAGGTACTGAAAATCTTGCTATTGTACAATCTTTCAAGGATCATAAATATTTTGCTATAAATACGATATCAGGGCAAAGAACAAAAGGCTTTGAAAGTATTTATGAAATAAACAAAACCCATCTAAATAGTATATGTCAACATATCTATAAAATTTTACCTTAAGGAGGTAACGACTATGAGTATATTTAATCAGACATCAATGATGATTATTAAGGAAGCTTCAAAGGCTGATGTATGTACAACAGACTGTATCGATAACGATGTTATCGTAAGCGATTTCGAAGACACACTTGCTGGTCTTGATACAACAGAAATGAACTATACAATCGACGCTATTCCGATTCTGAAGTGCGACGAAGGTTCTGATTCATGCTGCGAATCATATCTCGTTGAATTTGATGTGCTTTATAAACTTATTGAATCTTATGAAGATATCAAGGATGAATATGATGCACACGCTTCTATCTGCGAGCATTATAGTCTCGAGAAGGAACAGCTTGCTGTAGTATTCGAGAACGAGGGTTTTGCTAAGGAACTCACATCTCCTCAGCTCGAAAGCTCTAATAACTACGGTATTATGAGAAGATACTCAAATTGTATCAAGAATTTCCTTAACAAGGGAATAAAATGCGTTAAGAAGAATTAATATACGAGTCGGTAGGGAAATTCCCTACCGACAATATTTTCTGAATTTATATATTATAGTGATGGAAAAGGAGGTGCATCTTATATGGTGTACTATCAAATCAGTCACGATGAGTTCGAAAAAATCATCCGACAAAAATTAAAAGAATTTAAGAAAGGAGTTATTAAACCTAGTCTGATACAAGAGTTTCAGACTGTAAACGGCAAAAAACATACTATTCAAATACAGGGTGGAGATAGTATGATATCTATTATAATTGACCATCCTGGAATAGAACCGACCATCATTACTTGTTCTAGTATTAATGATGGCAATATAGAAAATGTAACAGACGGTTTATATGAATGCTATCATACTATGATAGCGCAAATAGAGTTTGATATGAATTTAGATTATATCAAACCTCGATTTCCAAGAAATAATAAAAAGATATTTAGTTAGGAGGAAACTAAAATGGCAAACATGTGCGGAACAGATATTGTGTTCGTTGCAAAGGAATCATCATATGAACCTTGTATGAACGCATTAAGACAATTCCATCAGAAATTATTAAACTTGTTCATGACCGAGGGAAAATTTCCTCACCTTACAGCAATAGCCCGAGAATGGGGTATTCCGTATGGCGACGAATATGGCTATGAACATGTTAATGGAGAGCTATACTTCGTAGAAGATATTAGCGATAACCCATCTATGCCACAGTTCTATATATCGCAGGAAGATAAGTGGTTACCGAATTGTAAAATTTGGATCGATATAATTAGTTCTTATTATAGCGAGAACGGTGAACCGCTTATAGAAGTATACTATAAGGCGGAAGAGCCTGGTTGTGATGTTTTTCTAACAAACGATCCGGAATCTTTGTACGTCCCAGATACGGACACTATAAATTTCTATATGGATATCTATACACCTTTAACAGAATATGATAATTCATTGAAGTTTATTGAAAAGAGACCGAACAATCCTTTCCTCAGAATCGATCAGGAGATTTTATCAGAAGGGGATATCGGTTTAAATAAACGATACAGTGACGACGGGAAGTTATCATTTTATATACATGAATATGATACATGTAACTTCACCGACACAAATCAGATAATAGATTATCTGAATGATTATGTTTTCTCAATGCCTATAACTTCGCTCGAAGAAACGGCTAATATGGAAAACATTAGTATAATTGCGGAACCTTACTCATTCCGCGAAATTACCGATTTATAATAAGGAGGTTAAACAATGGCAAAAACCTATAGGGCCAAAGAACTAAGGACAATCTACAAAGATGTCGTATACAATTGGCCCAGAAATTCTGATAGTATGGTTATCTTCGAAAATACAGATGGTGACCATACTATAAAAATATATAAAAGCGACGGTGAAGTGATGCTCGGAGCATATGAATACGATGAGCTAAAACTTACCGTCGATGTAAGGACATACGAGATTTTCGTTGATAAATTCAGCCGCATAGTTGGTGGAATTATCAAGAGAAAGGAAATATTGGCCCATGTATAAAGTGTTTACAGATGGCGGAATTCAACAGGGAACCTCGTGTGGAGGTTCCCTGATTGTTAATTTTTCAGATCCAGATAACTACTATGTAGATTCTGCTAAGGTTAAGTTATGTGTCGAATCTACAAATAATGAAGGAGAGCTATTTGGTATTTATATGGCACTTCAAGCTTTAAAGCCTAATAATGACGAGCCATATATAATATACTCCGATTCGGAGTATAATGTAAAGAGTCTTACCAACTGGATAATCGATTGGGTTAAGACTTACAAGGAAACAAAACGCAATTCATTAATAATACCTCAAATGCTTACTAAAAGCAAGAGCGAGGTTAAGAATTGTAAACTTCTCTGTATGATAATCAATCATATCGTACAGAATAACCTTAAAGTTCGTTTCAAGAACGTTAAGGGACATTCGAACAAAAGTAATTCGTCCGATGTCGAATATCAGATGAATTACTACAATAAAACGAATACGGACTCTATTACAATGGAAGAAGCAAAGTTCATTTGTGATTTCAATGATAGGGTTGATAAACTCTGCACCTACTATATTGATAATTACCGTAATGGCGAGTATGACGATATAGAAGACACGACATTCGAATCTCAAGACTATGATTTCCTTACATCGATAGATATAAGAAGATCAAAAGATTTCGAAGATTCAAGGTATTATAAAAAATACCTTTTGAACAGCGCAATTGTTCAGAGGTATAAAGAATTAATCGGATACGGAACAGATTACAAAAAATAATGTTCCGATTACTATTCAATAATAAGGAGGAATTCTAAAATGGAAGAAGTTAAAACTGCATTCAGAATAGACGAGTATCATGGCTCGTACTATTACGAAAGAAAAGACGTAGAA